CTAATGATTTTCATCCTGATTAAGGTCATCAAAGGCTTCTTCGATTTCGCTTAAAGATAGCGCATCGAAGTAACTATTTTGATACTCTTCAGGATTGATTTTTTTCCTTTTCAATCTGAACCCACCACCTTCCACTTCGATTTTCCAGTATTTTATTTTACTAAGACTGCCATTCAATAATTTTATGACTGCTGAAATTGTAGAGCCTTTGCATCTCATACCGAAAATGATGGACCTTATTGGTGGGTAAGACGACCGCAATCCTATACTATCGAACATTCGCCATTCATTCTCATAAGCCCATTCTCGTGACTTAGTAAGGAGACAAACATTTTTTATCTCTTCAATAACATCCCCTTCCTTTAACCACCTTTCGATAACACTAACTTTGAGCTCTCTTGAGCCACCATAAATTATTTTCCTGGCTTTATCCTCCGGAGCGCGTGACATATCATACTCTATACATAACCCATTGTGATTATTAGAATAATGTGACCACATTAATGGACTATCATACCTTCTGCTCAGACACAGCACGCCAGTTTTGAAAACTGAAACTATCTCATTCTCAATAGATGATCTAAATCTTTCCTCCCTATACCAGTTTCTATCATTAACTTGGGGATCTTTAGAGTTATATTCAACATCCTTTAAAAAACCATCAATTTCAGAATTTGATAGAATCCTTGTCCGGTTATCAGCAAAATCGCCTCTAACCTTAAGCTTCCTAGCAATCAGGGCTATCTCCTTCTCACTCCTCTTTTTAATCAATGTACACGCCACGCTTTTAAGCGTCTCTAAATCGACATCAACTACAACTACAGGTTTACAGTCTAAGGGGTCATTGAAAACAGCCGGATCTGAATAATAAGACTTCCGTTCTAATATTGACTGAACAGTGTTTTCATTATAAGAAAGATACTTATATAAATTCTTTGGCAATTTAACCATAATTAAACCATCCCTACTTATTGATGTAGTTCCTTACATTATAATAATCTGAGTTCGCTGTCATGGGGTGGCGGGGGTCGAGAGTTCGAATCTCTCCGTGCCGACCAAAAAGCTCAACAAAAGCAGCCTGTTACGGCTGCTTTTGTTATTGATTCTTTTCGGAATGGAAAAACTATGGAATTACTATGGAATAATGAGGGCTCAAAATCCTTCAGATTGTGGGCCTGAGCCACTCCCTCGTCTCATGCAGTACCCACGTCACCACTCCCAGCAACTGGACATCCTCAAGCGCCTGCCCCTCTATAGCTTCGCCGTCTTCCGTGATCAGCGCACCACCCATCAGCTTACCGACGTACCCACTCCCGAATAACTCAAAAGCTACCTTGTCGCCCTGCTCTGGTTGCAGCGACCGATCAACAACCAGGATGCGACCAGGCACGTGAATCATCGTTGTATCCGACGTGTGGGCGATCATCAACTCGTTCAGGCACAGCTCTTTTTCTGCATAGTCTGTTGCCGGTGATGGAAAGGCCATGTCAGTACCCCGCGCTCGGGCTGAACAGGGAGAAGATACGCCGCTCGCCCTCTTCGGTGGAGATGTCCGTGAAGCTGGTCTGGTAGAACTCGATCCAGCGGTTGGCCTCGCGCAGGGTGAAATGGTGGTTAAGTTTGGCAAGTTCAGCCTGAAAGTCCACGGTGCTTACCGTGCGGCGACCGTGCTCGTGTTTGATAGCTGCTCTGAATGCGATTGATATTTCGTAACGACGGGGCATGATACCCTCCTGAATATACTGTATGCGTATACAGTATTATTACAGAAGGGGATCGATCAAGCGGGAAATGCGGGGGAAAGGTTAAGTGGGTGTACTGCGGGGAATTTTAGTCAGTTGCCCTGCATGGTTACTGCAGCACGATGCCTTTCGCGGCCAGTCGGGATTTCGCGCGACGATATACGCCCAGCAACTCGCCCACGGACAGCATCTTATCGAAGGCGATGAACTCGGCGAAGTCGATATCAACCGCGGTGCCGCCGGCGCTGTAGTACGCCTGGCCGATAGACAGGTAGTTGCCGATAGTTTTAAGCGTAGTGCCCGAAATGCTCGACTGCGCCAGGCCGTCGCCGCTGCCCAGGTACAGGCTGGAGTAGCTCACCGCGCTGACCTCTGATTCCGTCAGCGCCACGAAAATCCATTTCCCGGCCAGCCCCGAGTAATCGAAGACGTTACGCCCCGTCTGTTCTCGGATCACACACGAAATTTTCCCGGTCGGGCCGTCAAGATAGATGCCCGATCCGTGGCGCGGAGGCGTGGCGACGTTGTCCACGGAGCCCCCCACGATCGCCACGTTTGTTGACCCCGCGACGGGATAGGTGCCCACCCGGAAAATCATCACCTGCGTCTGGTTTTTCATATCGGCAATGCCGGAAATGAGGGCGTTGCGCGCTGTGTCCAGCACGCGGATGCGGGTGTAGTTGGGATTGTTCGTCACGGTACCCAGGCGGGTCAACAGCGTGCCGGCCTTTGCGCCCACGAACGAGGGGTTGCCGGAGCCAAGCTGCCAGTGATCGACGGCGTTCAGCTCATACAGGGACGCAAACTCTTTGATGTCCGCCGCGTTAATAACGGGCAGAGAGGCGTCGGTTACGTTGACAGGCAGGCGGGTTACAGCGCTCATTTTTACTCTCCAATTTTAATGACTGGCAGTGAAAACGCCGGGCACCAGTTGTACAGGTGGCGGTTTTCACTCAAAACGTTGATGGTGTCGGGGCAGCTGTCGCGCAGGTTGCCTGAAGCACCGTTAATGATGTTCAGCTCGCTGGCGAGGTAATCCAGCGCGTAGCGCAGCGTGAGTGCAGATGCGGGCACGCTGGCCAGCGTCATCATGACGGTGTTCCCGGAAGTGGCAATCGCAGACACAGCCACGGTGTTGCCGGATGCGTCCTTCACGCAGAAGCCGGAGTCCTGCGTACTGAACTGGCTCTTATCCAGTCGCAGCGGCAGCACCGGCACGTCGAGTTTCAGCGTCAGCGTGGTGCCGCGCAGCGTGGCGGACAGCGGCCTGATGTACTGCGGCACGCACTTGTCGATCACCAGCGTCTTATAGGCCCGCGCAAAATAGGCCCCCTGCCACTTATACCCGACGTTGGTCAGGTGCGTGCCGTCACCGGCGTGAGGCAGGAAGTAGTTGGGCGACACCAGGTGAAACTTCGGGTTTCTCAGGCACGCCGCCAGCTGTGCCAGGCACACGCCCGCGCTGGTTCGCGCCTTGTAGTTGGTCTGCGTAATGATGAAGTGAACCGGTGAGGCCTGCCCCGTTCGGGCTTTAATATCCGTCTCCGCGTCGACCTGCAACTGCTCCAGCGCCGCGAGGTAGGTCGCATAGCTGGTTGGCGTAGCCAGGTCGTTCTCCGACTCTCCCTGTGAAAACATCAGCGTGTGGCAGGCAATAACCGGGTTCAGCGCCACGGCCCCGTTAATGTGCCCCAGCAGGTTGGACGCATACCAGGCACTGCCCTTGCCGAGATCGGCAATCCGGGTACCACCCTTACCAGCGGTTGATGAAAAAATGACGTGTGAGGCCGGATCGATGCCGTTCTCCGTGGCCATCAGCGTGCTGGCGTAGTTGGCCGCGCCTGAACAGACTGTCTCGCCCCGGTTAGTCCCGCCGTCTGGTGCCGTCAGCGCATCCTCCACCAGCGGTTTTTGCGTCGAGTAGTCACCGCCGGCCGCACGCGGTCCGCTGCCAAACGTGCGGTTGTAATAGGGTTGCGTGACGGAGATAACGCCAAGGCCGTTTGCACCAACTATCAGCGACTGCCCGTACCCCAGCTGGAAGTTAACCGCGCGTGCAACCGGCGTGAGCTCTGTCGCCAGCGGCACCAGTGGTGAACGCACGATTTTATCGCTGCCGGCGATAGCCCCGCCAAACATCCCGGTATCAGCGTTGTAATAGAGCGCGGCTACGTTGTTCGCGCCCATCACCACCGGATAAACCGGACCGGAGCCGGTATACAAAACCATGTCGGCCGATGCCATGACCGTTTCGCTCAGGGCAGTTACGTCCGTGTTTTTCAGCTGTCCAAGATAACTGATCCGGCGGCGTATCGAGTCGAAGTGCTGCAGCACTTCGTTGTTCAGGCCAAACACCGTTGGAAATGCCGGGCCGTCGCCAACGTACTGAACGATATCCAGCCCCGCCAGATTATTATCGGCAAGCGCTTTTGCCTCCTTCTTGCCCGTTGTTTCCGCCACGGCCACCGGCAGCCCGGAAGCGTTGCGGTAATAAACAAACCCCATCCCCGCGCCCTGCGGAACACGAAAATACTGGCCGTTGGTCGTTGCAGCCAGCCCTGCGGCCACATCCGGGTAGGTGAAATTTGACGTATCGAGCGAGGAAACAATCGCATCGAGCTCAGCCTCAAAGCCCGCCCACGTCCTGCGCTCCCTGCCCAGCCTGTCCGTGTATTTGGCGAGAAGCCCGTTAATCAACCGATCCAGCACCTGCGCATTATCCATCAGGTCGCGCGGATCGGTTGAGCCTACCCCGTTCCCGGTGTTATTCATTGGTGTCGCCATTCAGAACCTCACAAAGAAAAACCCGCCTGCTGACGGGTCTGTGATTAAAGGTTGGGGGTTATGCGCTGTCGCCGGGATAAACGGCATCGTCATACTGGTAAAGCAGCGGGGTGTACTGCACGGCGTTTGCCGTGGTGGTTCCTTCCGAAGAAGGCTCCACCGACGACACGATCGCGTCGTATCCCACTTGGTCGGAAGAGCAGAAAATCAGCCTGGGCATCTCCATCGCCGGATTATCGGTTATCCACTCGTCAAGCCGCAGGCTCTCCGTTTCCGGCAGCGTCAGGGTGTAATCATCGACGCGGCTCGGGGTCAGCAGCACCGAGGCGCTGCCGTCCTGAAAGCGGATTAGGCAGCGCGGGCTGGCAAACGTCCAGTCGAGCGGCTCACTCACGTGCAGCGTCACCATCCCGCCTTCCACCGCCAGCGCCTCAATCAGGCAACTGATAGTGTTGCTGCCCGGTATGTCGTCGGTCAGTACCAGCCTGTCGCCGACGTTGTAGCAGCGGGCGTCCATTTCGGTGACAACCTCATAGGATTCTCGCTGCAGGCGGTACTTCATCAGCCGCCGCATGCCGATGCGGTACGCCTTGTCCGTATCCGTTACGCCGTCCAGCTGGTAGGCCTCCACCTTAAACGGCGTGTCGCTGCCGATCCGGCACTGCACGGTCTCCTCCGCCCAGCTGGTGCCGTTGATGTAGGTCACGTCCACCGCGTCGTAGTCGTCCTGCGACGGCGCGGTGAAGCTGGTCGTCATGTGCTCCGTGGTTTCCTGCGGGCTGATGATGCCCGTCCACGGCTTGACGCCCTCCCGCCCGGCGGAGGCAAGGCCGTCCGACAGCAGGAAGTAGCCCATGCCCGCATTGGCGATCATCTGCATCATGTCCAGCACCGAGGTGTTATCGCCGTCGGCGGAGAAGTCGAAGCGCTCACCGCGCGGCGTCCAGTACGTCGACTCCAGCGCGTTGATGGTGGCCGTGTCGATTTCATCCGGCGACATGCCGGCGCTGGTCAGCACGTGGTGAAACGCCCCGCTCAGGCTTCTGTCGCCGCCTCCGGCGTAGTTTCTCGTCGCAACAACGCTGATGCGGCGGTCAGACTGAGCAGCAATTTTATTGCCGGTGACGAAGGTGATCGCCATCGTGGTGACGCCATCATAGGCCGCAGGGCGGGTGTCCAGGCGCGAACGCAGCCCCTTCCAGTACATGGTGTCGCGGGCGTTGTTGGAGCCCTGCTCATTCCTGCGGCGGCAACGCACTTCAACCAGGCCAGCAACGGACAGGTCGAATCTCTCCGTGAACCCGATGCCGTCAACCATCTTTTCAGCATAAACGCCCCGCCGGCTGTGCCACCCGGAACCCTCCGCATAATTTCGCCACTGAATCTCCCATTCAACGTGACGAATGCGCTTGTTCCCGCTGTTGTCAAACCCGCAGACGCCATTCGGAAAGGCAAAGTCGACCTCAAAAATCCGGGTTACTTCATTTTCCGGGCAGGCAAGAAACGGCCCGAGCCACTTCTCATCTTCGTTAATGCCGCTGACGCTAAAATCCAGAACGGTTCTGGCGGCAAAACCCGGCCAGGTGTCGTCAGCCACTCCCTCTTTTAACCGGGACACCTCAACGGTAAGCCCGTCGATGGAGGTGATTCGATACTGGTTATCGCGCAGCCCCACCGCCATTCGTACAGCACCGGACGGCAGGCCGCCAAAGGGTGTACCCGTGGCAGAGCCGTAGGCCAGCATCAGGCTGGCTGGTGAAGCGGGTACGCCTCCGCTGGACGCCGCACCCGCCACGCTTACCGGCGCGCCGCCGAATACCGAAACGGGCAGATCGCTGTGGGCAATCGACGAACCGACGTAAGGGCTGGATGCTTCCCGGATCGACAGCCTGCCAGATGCATCCTCAGCAACCAGCCCGGAACCGGCAAGCTGGGTGGCAACGGCATCAACCAGCCCGCTCATGTTGATATAGTCCGCCTGCAGGGAAACGGGCCATGACAACCCGCGCCACGTCAGAAGGAATGTTTCCGCCGCGGCGGAGAAATCATAGGCTGAGGGCGCCGCACTCCCCGTCAGGCTGGCCGCGCTTCCGCCTTCACCCGGCACGGCGGCAACCGGGCCGGAGTAGGCGGCGACATACAGATCGTAATCCGCACCGTTAAAACTCAGAGTGACGGGCATTCCCGGATAGGCGGCCAGCTCGGTGAGGGTGTTGCCGGTTATCACGCTGTAGAGGCCTGACGCACCCACGGTGTAATTATCCGGCGCAATAATGCTCAGCGCGGTGCCCACGCTCCAGCCCTCTGGCAGCTCGTTGGTTTCATCATCCCCGACAGATGTGCCGGCGAAGGTGACCGCATTACCTGAAAAGGTTGCCGCGTCGGCCAGGATATTGTCGTTACGGGATGAGGATGATCCCATGTCTATCCCGCTGCCCCCTGCCGACGTTGATCCGACTTCACTGCTGTTAAACCAGTTCTCAGTCCTGACATCGCCAGACACGTCAGCCCCCGGAGGATAAACCGTATAGCGGAAGTCATCGCCCAGGGCCGTCACCGGCGTGGTGCCGACCCGAATGTCGCCCCTGCTAAACGAGAACTCCCCGACGCCGAGGCAGACGAACAGGCTCGTCTCGAACGTCGTCTTGTTTATAAATCGTGATGCGGGCTGAACCACGTAATCGGGAAAGATACGACAACGACCAAGAACCTCGCGGATCGGGTCACCCAGCTTTGCGGCGTTGGCCTTTGCCGGGTCCATGCTCAGCGTCTCGCCCTGGCCAGGCGCGGTGCCCAGGCCAAACGACAGCGTGCTCATCACGTAAACGGCGTACACGGCGGCGATGATGCCAACCACAATGATCCCCGGAACCGGGAACATGCGGACGTCGCTGCCGGGGTCTATCACCACCTCTGCCCACAGCGCCGGCGGCACGGAGACACCGTCAACATCCACGGCCACCGGGTGCGCCATGTCCTGCCGGTAGTTATCCACGTTGGCCGCCATCCACGCATGAACGGTCATCCGATCGTGTTCCTGGGTTTCCAGCGGCTCTCCCGGCAGGCGGGAGGGGTAAAAGCGTATGGTCACTGGTAATACTCCACTTTCAAAAATTTACGCTCAAACCGCGCCAGTGGCAGTATGCTGACGTTGGTTCCGGTGTTGTTCTCCATCACGTACAGCAGGCCGTCGATCGCGAGAACAATCGCCACGTGCGTTACCATGCCGCCCTTGTAGCAGGCGGCCACCACGCCCTGCGCCGGTTCGCAGCGGGTAATGCTGCTGAGAAATTCCCGGAAGGTACTGTGCATCCGGTCGCCCTCTTTGATCACCCCTTCAAACGCGGGCCACGGCGGCAGACCGAGGTCGCGGCGCACCTCATGCACCAGGCCGTAACAGTCGAGAACGGGAAAGGCGCGGCCGCCCATCTGCCAGGTGACAGACCGGTATTTATCAATGTCGAGCATGGGGACCTCTGGTTTACGGGATGTGGCGCAGCCCAGGGAAGTCGGCCAGCGTGTAGCGCCGGCGCGGCCAGGCCTTATCAAGGATGTTCATGTAACCGGCGCTGATCTGCACTTCGGTGGCTGACCAGGAGCCTGACTTGATCGCCAGGGTAAACGGCCTTTCGGAAGGTGCCGTAAGGTCGGTCGAAACGTAAGCCCGGTAGGTCAGCAGGCCTTTAATCTGCGCGGCCAGCGCCGCGCGGATCGCCTTCGATACCCTGCCGTTGATATTGCCGATAGCAAACTTCAGGTCCTGGGTGCCGTCGGTGTTTTTGGCCGGCAGCGCGAGGTCAATACCACCCGCCTCAAAGGTTACGGTCTGGCCATTCTCCAGCGTGGCGGTGATGTCCTCGAAGCCCTTTGTCACGTAATACACTTCACTGCCGGCGGTGATCTGCAGCGTTTCGATGATCACTTCCGTTCCTGACGAGGCGTAAAGGCGGTTGAGAATGCTGATGGTCATGCTTCAGGCCACTCCCTGTTAATCGCAATATCAATGAGTGAGGAACCGGACACCAGTCCAGGATAAAGACCCCAGCCCGGAGGCAGCAGCGGACGCTCCCACAGTTCAAGCGTGGCGCTGTAACGCCAGTAGCGCCCACCCTCCAGCGTTGGCCCCTCGTAGATGTCAGTGAAACGGCACACGTAACCACGAACGCCGATCGGCGTTTTAAGTTTCATGTTGAACCAGCTGGCACCGTCAGCGATCACGTCCCTGAACCAGGCTTCGAAAATTTGCCCTTGGGTATCGTCCATAATCCAGCTGGCAGAGACCTCACTCGGCGTTGAGGTGTAAAGCCGGCGCTGACGCGCGCGCCCGGATGCCATCTGCGTTCTCAGCAAAGGTGAAACGGGCTTAAGCCCGTAGCCATCCTGCAGCGGGAGCGGCAGGTAGTCGTGGGGATAGTCAATGTTAGAGGTTATGCCCATCAGGTTTTCTTCACCCCCGCTTTGGTTTTGGCCTGTATGGCTTTATGCAACAAGCCTGCACCCGTAGCTACCGACTCAACTGCTTTCATGTAACCCTGCTGGGCTCCGTCTGCAGCGGCTTTCTTCATCATGGCGATCTGTACATCAGAGGGATCGCCGTTGACGTTGAAATTTAGCACTGGAGCATAGGTGGCCCCGCCACCAGCACTCTGCTGGTTAACTCGCTCAAGAGTTGCATCAAGTTTTGCAGATGTCTTTGCAGTAGTAACTCGCTCTCCTTTTTGCAGAAGCCAGGTGCCTGTTTCTGGCACTGAATCAATACCGTCATGGGCCTGGCCGGATAAAGCTGAGCTTACGCCAACCATCAGAACACCAGCGGCAGCGGCAGCAGCAACCGCTGCACCTGGTGCAACAGCAGGGCCAACGTATGGAATTCCAATCATGCTGGTAAATGCCTGCAGGGCGGCCATTGCCACTTGCGCAGCAGCGTATTGCAAAAGTGCTGCGCCCATAGACTGGATAAAGGTTGCTGCAAAGTCCTTAACATTTAGCTTTCCAGTTTCAGCCCACTGGATAACCATATCAGTCAAGCCACTAAACGCCTGGGCTCCAACTTGTTGCATGTTGCTATACAAGTCCATTGATGCCTGCATCTGGGTTGATAATCCAGAAACAAACCCGGCAGTACCACTATTCTGGAGCTCGTCTAATTTCTTATAGTGTTCATCCTGAATATCCAGCCGTTCAGCAAGAGCATCTTTTAATGCTTGCGTCCCTCTGTCATAAAAACTCTTCTCAATCTTTCCTGATTGATAGCGATTTTGTAAATCACGCTGCTGATTTAAAAAGTCTTCTTCTAAGGAAAGTTTCTCTTTCAACCTCTCCCTATCATTGTCACTGAGCGAAGCACCTGCAATATCGATGCCAAGTGATTTCTTTGAATTCAAGTTGGAGGAATTCAAAGTTGCAACAAACTCTGCCAGCTTTAGATTTTCTTCATTTTGCTTTTTCAGCGCACGGAGGCTATCAAGCTCTTTAGCAAGCAATTCTAATTTCTTTTTCTGTGAATCATTTATACCTGAAAGCTTACCGTCCTCCACATCAAAGCGCAGCTTCTGCAACTCCGTCACTTCAACGGTTTTTTTACCTGTTGTATCAAGTAATGATATCTGACGCTGGTAACTCAATTCTAACGCTTTGTATGCACTATCAAGCTTTTTCAAACCAGCGTCTGGTTTGGGTTTCCCGTTAGTGTTTCCAGAGCCAAGTGAGAACTGACTTGCACCAACAACTGCTGCAGGGCCTACAGGGAGAGTACTGGCTGCAGCATTCAGTTTTTCACGCCTTTTAGTTAGTAGGTCGATCTCTTTATCAATTTCTTCACTGGATGGCATTGTCCCTATACTACGCTCGACAATAGTTGACCAGTCGTCAGAGGTCTCCCTGGCCATTTTCAACCATTTGAGTCGGCGATCGATTATGGATGAATTTTGAGAGTCACCTATTGGGTCTGACCCTTTCCAGTTTTCGATAAGACCTCCAGCAGCAGCACCGGCTTTAACAAGCCAGTTTGCAAGGTCTACAACGCCTTCAACCAGAGAGGTCAGTCCTTTAAGCACGTCAGGATCAGTGAGAACATTAGCTATATTATCAATCGACTGATTTAGCGGCCCCAGGTCGACTTTAGCCAGCCCCGTAGCAATCTCAATCTTGAGTCCCGATACTCTGTTTTCCATCTCTTCGAAAAGATCATTAACTTTCAACAAGTCATCTATAGACTGCTGATTAGGTGCTATTCCGTAATCTTTTGCCTGCTGTAAAAGCTCTTTTAACTTTTCATTATTATTATCAAAAAGAGGGATAAGTTTGGACAGGTCATTCCCTAGACTTTCAAGAATGGCGACTTTTCCGGCATTAGTACCTATCTTGCCTAATGCCTCACCTATAGCCATCATTTGTTTATCTGGTGATACTTTTGACAGCTTCTCAGCTGAAAGGCCCAATGTATCTAAAGCTTCAACTGCCTCGCCTGACTTATTTAGAACTGCCTCACCTATCTTTTCACTCAAGTCTTTAAAAATATCCCCCATATTATCACCAGCAACACCTGCCTCTTGCGCTGCAAACTGCCATGATAATAAGTCTTGTGTTGATATTTTTAGCGCTGTCGCAAGTTTGTCTGCGGAGCTAACTTGCTCCGCTGTGCTTTTAAGTAGTGCAAATCCGGCCACGCCCACTGCTGTTGCAGCTGCATACCCGATAGTCGCCATACCTGCAACAGCACTTCCTGCAAGCTTTATATTGTTTTCTACTTTTTTTCGCCATTCTTCCGAAGCTCGCTCAGCTCTGTCCATGCCTGAAACAAACCCACCCACTTTAGCTATCAAATCAATAGTGAGTGTGCCAAGAGATTTGTTAGCCATTTAAATCTCCAGATAATAAAAAACCCGCCAATTGGCGGGTTTTGCTGAAAATGATTAAGTTAAAAAACTTTGCCCGTGTAGCCTGCACCTACCTGAGCATCAGCAGACTCTATTTTACCATTCGAGTAAAATACGGTATGTGATTCAGAACCTGTATATCCTCCGTAACTGTTTTTTGCATTAACAGTCAGGGGAATCAGCCACCCAAAGCGCATTTGCCCACCAGAATCAGCTAAAATACCATCTTTAAACCAAGCTTTAGAGGGCTCACCAAAGGTGTATTGAGCAGAGTAAGGGTCCTTGAGCATTCTACCCCACCAGTCTTTCACCTGCTGCTGGTAGTCATTTGGTAGCGATCCATAGTTTGCCATCTGGATTTGCGTCTGACTTGGAGGTGTGGCTGCGCACGCAGACAACATTAAGGCCAGAAGTAATGGTGTTATTTTCTTCATATGATCCCTCAATTAAGTTTAAGTATTAATCCTAAACACTAATTGTGCGCTGGGAAAGTACTCAGGACCACTCTTTCATCGCCTCTTCGAGGCTAACGGGCTTCTTATCAATGTGAGGGGCGAAATCCGTAACATCAAACGGTGGTGTTTTTTTGTCGCGGTTTGTGTTGGCGATCAAGCTGGAGATCAGCGCAGCCCCCCATTCAATCCGCATGATGGGATTCAAGCCACCGTACTTCTGCCGGTACTTTAGCCACAAGCGGAACTCACCCAGGCTCATCATCTCCTGAGCTTCGGCTATTGTCCTCCCCCCTATCCCATTCATGACGAGCTCACACCACACCTCATCATCGGCGGTTAGCTCTTCGTCTTTCCCAGGTTATTTACTTCCTGAATAGCCACCAGCAGCGCGATGGTTAATGCGCCGTCCAGCGCCCCGCGTTCTGCGTCTGCCTCGCCGGTGATGTCCTGGGGCGTGAAAATTGCCTTACCTTCTTCGTCACAGATTGCAGCTGCAATGCGGCCTGCAACGTTGTCCACCGCCCCCCTGGTTGCAAGAAGATCGGATTTGGTCGTGTGATAGCCTTCAGGCCGAACAAACACAGTCGCTTTAATCTCGTCACCTTCTGTATTTTTCCAGGTGATTTCTTTCTCTACCGGGCGGCCAGTAAACGCCCCTAACTCCTTCATTGAGGCCATAGTCAGCTTCATGGGTTGATCCTGTATCAGAAGTGGATTGGGGGCGTTTCCACCCCGAAATGTATTACGCCGTTAAGCCTGAACCTTCGGCACCCATACGGACGGGCCTGAGCGCTGGATAGCGGCAGTCGTGCTTACAACCGTGTTGGCCTGAAAGTCGAAGGGAAAATCACTGACGTACCCCTGGAACACAAAGAAAGTCCGATCATCAGGCAGGATGAGGCCATCTACCGAGCCTGGCGCGTTAGCAGCAGCGGCAGTTGGTTCGGATTCACCATCTGCCCACGCCACGGCAAACGTGAGCAGTGACTCGTCATCAGATTCGGCCAGGCTGTGCAGCATGATGTGACTGGCATTTCTCGGATCGGCATTCAGTGTGACGGAAGCGGCAGCTGGCGTGCGCAGGCCGCGCTTATAGGTGCGGCTGTTTCGCTCACTCAGACAGGTGTCTTCAATCTGGTCGGCGGGGTTGCCGCCAGGGGTAAATCCAGTAATGCACTCTACTTCGCTCACCACTCCGGCAGAGAGAACGAAGAGCTGTGTGCCTTGCGTCAATACGGACATAATTATCTCCGGTCATAAAAAAACCGGCACATGGCCGGCATTGTTGGTAAGGGGGGGTTAGCGGTTCACTATCCAGTCAACATCGAAGGAATAGCGGTAGGTCCTGGTTTCACTGTCCCGCATCTGGCCGCCCCATCGGGTGATATAGGCATGGGGCTCAATGGCATCACGGAGCGCTTTGGTAACAGCAATCACTTCACCGGCTGTTTTTGCGTACACGTCCACCTGCAGCGAGTAGCTGTCGTGATCCGGTACGCCATCCAGATACTGTGGAGGGCCGCCGCCGATGTTCTGCCAGACCGCATAGGGGTACTTAATATCGCCATCGTACTGGCCGAAGGGATACAGCCTGACCGGTGAATCACCAATCAGAGCCCGAACCGCTGGGCTGACGGCACACAATTCAAAAATAGGTGCGATCATGAATTCCCAGCCCTCCGCTGTGCCCGCGCAAGCGCGCGGTCTATCGCCTTCTCGTATTCAACAACGAAGGTCACAAGAACCTCATTGACGCTCGACTCCGCGGCTGGCCGCATGAATGGTTGGGCTGCCATATGTTCGGTGCCAAACTCAATCAGACGCCAGTGCGGCGTAGGGGCGTTTTTCTCCTTATCCGGGTGATCCTTCAGGACCGCGCCATACATCACACCGATACGGAACCCCAGATCGCCGGTTCGCTTGAATAAACGGCCATTCCAGCGCAGCGCGATGTTATCCGCGATGCTACGGCCAGTTGCGGGGTCGTCAATTCGACCAGCGTTAGCTTTAGCCTTATTGACGATGATGGTAGCCGCGCGGCGCAGCGCAGAGCGCCCGCCTTTGCGCTTCATGTCCGCACTGATGACGTCCAGCTTCCCAAGCAGGGTATCTATCCCCGTAAGGCTAAAACTCACACCATCAGCCATCGTTAACCCCCTCAGAGCACGGCAGCGTCAGATACTCGCGCCCACTGCCCGGATCGGCGAGAACGCCTTCGATATTGAATATCTGGCCGCGGTGCAGAATACGTTGCTGACGCGTCACACCGGCCCGGTAGCGAATTTTGATGCGGGTAGTAACTTCCCCCTGCCCGGCCTGCGCCGCGACGAACTCACGAACCGACAGCGGTGAAACTTCTGCCCACAGCGTGGCCACATCGACCCAGGATGATTCTACCGCGCCGGTTAGCGGGTCCTGATGCTGCACCTTGTCCTGCAGTAGCACGCGATGTCGTAGCTTACCTGCCTGCATAAATCACCCCATCGGTTTGCCACTCAGGTAAGTTTTGATGCCCAGGCTATCCTCTTCCAGCTCGTCGGTAGCAAACGACTGAATGATGATCGCGCTCAGCGACTCATTCGACTCGGCCAAGCGGGTTATCGCCGCCGTCTGTTGTTTCTTCGCCGCCGTCTCGGCGGTCAGCGCTGCTATCAGCGCGTTTACCAGTTGCTCGTTCATGGGCTATTTTCATCCACTTTTCAAGCCACTCGCGGCGGCGTTGGCAGGCGGCACAAGACATAACTCAGACACCATAAATTTTATAAGGCTGTAAGAGAGCCTCAACGGCCAGCGGCAGAGTTGCAGCTGCGCCAGCTGTGCTGACAGCCTCTCTGTTTTCAAACCAATGCCCGATCAGTAAAAGCATCGCGGTTCGAATATCGTCGTCAAACAGCAGTCTGTTTTCATCGGTATCAAACCCCGGATCGGTGTTCAGTGTATAAAGCTTTCGTCGGGTCCAGGTTTCTACATAACGCCAGGCGGCGCGGTTGAAAATATTGAGCAGCTCATCATTTTCAACAGCTTCTGGATCAATCCGACAATGAGCTTTAATGATGCTCATCTCGATCATGGGGAGGCCTTATTTTGTCTTGGCTTTCGCTTTAGCGAGGGCTGGCTGCTCTGGCTGCTCTGGCTGCTCTGGCTGCTCTGGCTGCTCTGGCTGCTCTGGCTGCTCTGGCTGCTCTGGCTGCTCTGCAGGATTATCTTCATCCGCCAGCTGCGCATAAAACTTTTTGATAAGCTCGCGGCCATGCTGCTCGGCAGTTTCAAGCGTGGTGCCGGCGTCCTTCACTTCTCCATCGTGATAGATGGGTTTCAGCAATTTCAGTTTCATGGTTAGCTCCAGCTAAAAAGCGGCCCGCAGGCCGCTAAGTAAAAGGGATTTATGCGCCGCCGCCAGCAGCTGGCGGAGTGAAGGTGCCATAGATGAAGGCCTCAGGGCGCTTAACCGCCAGCGCAAGACGCTCTTCACAACGAATTGAGATCATGTTTTTCTCAAAGTCGTCGGCGTTCTCGGTAGAAATCACCACGTTGGCATCTTCACGATCGAAGATTTGTGCGCCGGCATTGAATGCCCCGGTCAGGAATTTACCCTGGAAGGCCGCCGCCTCAGTCGCCACCACCGGCAGCCCCCACAGAGTCGGGCCAGTCAGCGCTGCCGGATTCGCCAGGATATAGCGGCCCAGCGTGTCTTTAATCAGTTCGATCTTCGCCCAGTCGATGAAGTGCAGAACATGACCCGACGCAGGGAATCGCGCCAGCTGGGCCTGCAGCATCGCAAGGCGCAAATCATCAATGCCGTTCTGCTGATCCACTTCAAACGCCGCTGCATACACAGACGCCTGCGGGATGATGCCTTCGAGGTGAGCACCGGTCCCGTCACCAAACAGAATCTCCTGCTCTTCTACATATTTCAGGCCATAACGCAGCTCAGCGTCGATGGTTGACTGAAGCTGCGGCATATCGTCCAGAATCTGCTTGGCCGCCTTGAAAAGGTGCGCAATGGTACGTACCGGGGTGATCTTCTCAGCGAACTGAATATCGCTGTAAGGTTTGGTGGTGTTCTCAGCGACCGCCTTAGCATTGTTGGTGAATCCAGTCTGCTGCACCCAGTAAATGGTGTTGGATGCAGTGCGGCCAGGCGCGATCAGGTCGCGAATGAACAGGCGCTGTTTTGGCTGAGCATCGATACCCGGAAGGCGATCGGGGGCCACAATCTGACCCGGTACATTCACCGTCAGCAGAGCGGCACTTACCGGAATGCTGAGACGTTTATTACCTTCAACACCGGCAGCAAATGCTTTCAGCGCTTCGGCAGAAATAACCTGCTGACCGACGGTCTCAACCAGTTTTGCCGCGTTGCTGAGCGGCATCTGAGCGACGTGCTGTTCCAGCTCACCCAGCGCAGCTTTCAGCGTTTTTTCAGCTTCACGCATGGCGTTAAACTCTGACGCCATTTTGTCGACCGCAGCCTTAGTTTCTTCTGAAAGTGAGCCGGATTTTTTAGCTTCCTTCAGAGCTTCTTCCGCTTTGGCGCTGAACTTGCCGTTGGCCTCTTCGATACTGGCCGTTACTTTTTTCAGAATTTCGTTTACTTCAGACATAGTGATTCCTTATTTGCCGAACGCGGCCAGCGCGTTATTGAGTTCTTCGAGATGTTCAGGACTGATTGTTTCGGTAGCGCCCGGCGTACCATCGTGATCAGCAGCAGCGCCTGGCTTGCTGCCGTTTAAAGCGTTCAGAAGCTTTCTCCGCTCCGATCGGGTCGTGCCCGTTTTAGCCAACAGCGCATCAAGTTTGCGCAGCGCAGCAGCAGGGCTGTCGTCACCATCAGAGATTTCGTCCGCAGAAAGCAGGCGATCGGCAAAGCCTTTGTTAACGGCATCGCTTCCGCCGATGTAGGTTTCGCCGTCCATCATCGCGCCAACATCCTCTACGGAGAGGCCGGTACGGTGCGCGTAGATGTCGGCCATCGCCTGATCAAAAGGGGCCATGTCTGCCGCAATCTGTGCCAGGTCATGCCGGTTACCCATCGCATAGACCCAACAGTTGTGAATCATCAGGAACGCTCCGCGCCCGATCTGAATTTCGTCACCGGCCATCGCGATAATGGAAGCGGCTGAAGCCGCAAGGCCCAGTACTTTTACCGTCACCTTGCCTTCGTACTCACGCAGCAGGTTGTAAATCGCCAGGCCTTCGAACATGTCGCCGCCCGGTGAATTAACGTTCACCGTCACGTTAGCACCCCCGATTGAACGCAGGACGCCAGCGATACGGCTGGCTGTCACGCCATCCCCCCAGTAATCAGCGCCAATCACGTCAAAAATAGAAATACTGTTCTCATCAGGCTTTGCGGCTTTGATGCCGCCGTTCCAGCGTTCCATAGCGGCAGCCGGCAGGTCCCGTTTTGAGAGCGCAGAAGGCCGCCCCGCCGGCGCTGCCGGAAGGCTTTTCAGTGTCATGGGGATAGCTCCTAAGCCGCCGTTTTCAGCGGAGATTGTTCGAACGGAATGTCAGGGAAGACGTAGTTATGAATTTTCAGCAGACTCGCTGCCTGCAGGGCCTGGCTGTTTTGCTTGAGGTCCTCAAGTGGCGTCAGGTTCAGCTGCACTGTGTAGAGGTCACCACCTTCAATCGGCGGCATATTCTCAAGCCGGCGAACGTCATTACGGGACATCCAGCCATTTTGAAGAGCCGTCGTGTAATAGGCTGAACGACCCGCGCTGTCGGCCCTTAGTAGCCCTTCTACCGAGAACTCCGCGAAGTAATCCTCGTCACCATCAAGCAGGCAGCGGGAAATCTCCTGTTCGATATTTACCAACAGAGGGCGCAGCGTATTGGTCAGGAACTGCAGGTTCATACCTTCAACGCTCGACGCCCAGCTGCTCTGTTTATCCGCGTGGCCGACCATAAAAGGCGGGACACGGAACCAGCGACATATCTCTTCAATGCTAAATGCACGGGACTCAAGCATCTGCGCCGCTTCAGGATTCATAGTGACGTTCTGGTATTTAAGCCCACCTTCGAGCACCATGATCTTTCCTGAGTTACGCGATCCGATAAAGGCCTGCATATATTTCCGCAGACGCTCGCGCTGAGCGTCATCAAGCGCCATTTCCGCCGAGAGGAAGCCCGAACTTTGAAGGCCGTTTTCAAAGATTTTTGCAGCTGACTCTTCAACCGCCATCGCCGAACCGATAACGTCTCGCCCGGCCATCATTGGCATCATCCCGCACAGACCATCCAGGCCGAAGCCGCGAATGTGCATGATGTTTTTAACCGGGATTACGCGCTGCACTGAGTTGTCGGTATAGCGGTATTCAAGCACGCCGCTGTCGAGTCGCTTAACTACCATGTTCTGAGGTAACAAAGGGATCAGCGCAACAAGCTTGCTGCCGATCATCTTCTTTTCGACAAATGCATTACCGCGCAGGCAGATGCTGGCCACGACCATCAGCATGAAGCGGGAGGGCGTCATTTCTTGATTTGGCCGGCGGCACAATGTCACATAGGCCGGATGATCGGCGGCGAGCTTTCTTGAGCCATCAGCCTGCCGAACATAAACCTTCAGAGGCAGTGTGGACACGGACTCGCTTAACAAACGCACACAAGCCCACACCGCCGACAGCCGAATTGCCTTGTCAGCTGAGACTACCTTCCCGCTGCTACTGGTGCCCATCCATTCCTGCCAGAACTCCCCTGTGGTCAGGCTGATAGGAACGCCAAGCCAGTTAAGAAGAGCGCTTTTAACCCTTCCGGGCTGCTTGTTGTGTTTCATCAGATACCTATCATGATTGGGTTTTCCAGGAAACCGCTCAGGTCTTGCTTATCACCGCCACCGTTCACCAGCAGTCGGCTTTTTGCAGTGAACAGCGCGACAGGCCCGTCGATTTTGTTTTCAGGAGTCGATTTATTGGGAAAGATGTTGTCGTTTTTGTCCGGTTTTACCGTCACGTTCGACATCATCCAGGTCATAACAGGGTTGCCGTCATGGCAGATTTTGTTGCCGTACACCTCTGCCTGCACTGATTTCATCGCCTCTGACAGGTTTTTTACCGTCTGAGCCACCTCTACCAGCGGCAAACCATCGTCGGCAAGCGCCAGGCTAAACTGCGTGGCGCTCCAGGGATCGAAGGCAATCTCTTTGAGGTTCTCACCCGCTACCCACTCGACAATCTCGGCCTTGATCAGCCCGTGGTCGATGACATCACCATCGGTCAGCTGCAGATGTCCGGCAGCTGACCACTTACGGTAAAGTTCAGCAATATGGTTCGGCGCAGTCTCCAGCCGCCCTTCAGGCAGCCAGAACTTAGGCTCAATATGCGTAACTCCCTGCGGGTCCTGCCAAGCTTTGACCGCAGCGCAGATATCTATCTTGTTTGCCAGATCGACACCCAGCCACATCGGCCAGTGCTTACGCTGATCCGCCGGCGCGATACCACGCATTTTTCCCCAGCGGTCCATGTCCATCCAGGCGCTTTCGGCTGTTACCCAGATGTTCAGGTGCTTGGTGAAGAAGTTCGGGCGGGCCGCAACCTGCTCTTTGGCCTTTTTAGCCAGGCGGCGCATGTCGTCCCAGCGCTTACAGACCCCTAAACCGGGGTTAGCCTTCGGCCAGTTCGCTTCATCAAACGGGTCATCGCCTTCATCCAGCGTGTAGATAACAGCAAAATAGGTGTCATCATCCACCACGCCGCGCAGTACCTTGATGGCATAATCACGCTGTTCGTAGCAGATACCCTCTTTATTCGTTCCCGCAGTGGTTATTGCGAACAATAACGACTGAAGACGTGCGCCAGTGGCCGTCTCGAGAACATCCCACACATCGCGGGTACGGTGTGCATGAAGTTCATCAACGATCCCGCAATGAATATTCAGGCCGTCCAGATTGTTCGCGTCACTGGAAAGCGGCTCGAATTTTGACGCCGTGCGCTCCTGATGGATATTCAGCTTAACGTGACCAAAAAGCCGCCCGAGAGTTTTCGGCGCTTTCTTGATCATGTTTTTGGCATCGTCGAACACGATGCGGGCCTGATCGCGAGTAGTGGCAGCGGAATAAACCTCAGCACCACCCTCCCCATCAGCGCCGGTCATATACAAACCGACACCAGAACTAACAGTTGATTTAGCATTTTTACGAGCTACTTCTTTGTAGGAAGTACGGAACCGGCGAACGAAGACTGTTTCGAAGTCGTCGTCGACAATTTCTTGCCCAGTCATCTCATCGATCAGCGGAATAACGAAACCAAAGAGATTAATCAGAATAAAAATATGCCACGGCATCAGCTCAATCGGCTTACCTGCCAGGGCACCTTTTACATGCGGAACAAAATTATAAAAGTCGAGAATATGCTGGGCGCGATCCTCGCTGAAGTAGATGCCGCGCTCCGGCCCATGCTCTAAATCATTGAGGAATCGCTGACACGCCAGGCGCACCAGTTCGCCAGCAACGATCTCGCCAGCCAGCACGCTTTCCGCGTACTGAATACCAGCCTGAACGGTTGCCATTCATCATTTGCGCTTTTTATTAAGAAATGCATCCAAAAGGTCTTCTTCGGCCTCACCGCCTGCATTGATTTTGCTGCGTGAGGATGGGCTCATGCCAAATTCTGCCATCATGCCTCGTAGCCGCTTCCATGCATCTGCCAGCATAGCTACGCGTGGGTGAGATTTGATGAGCACATCGCCCGTCATCGTTGTAACGGTATAAGTCTCCCCCTCCTGTTCGATCACATCACGATGCTTACGCCATTCAACGTATGCGCCGATCAACAGCTCAAGAGCCATGCCATCAATGGTCGTGATCACCCCCATTCCATCCAGTTCTTGTGCAACTCGCTTGAACCAGTATTTCTCCTGCTTATTAAAATGCTTCGGAATAAGGGGAACCCCTGAAGGGGGTTTTGGTTCGTTCTTGTTAAGAGCTCTTTTCGAAGGGTTACCTTTAACCAAACGCAGAGCTGTCGGGGTTCTTGGTGGCCCTGGCATGATAGAAACCTCCTATTAATTTCAGGTCACGATGACCCATAAAAAAGTTCTGTAACCTGCGGCGGTGTGAAAAAGGGTTAGGCGGCGGTACTTTGCTTAGAGGGACCCAGAGATTTGACCCGCCCCTCCCCTGCCCCGCCCTGCAAATGAGAATTGATATCAATAAAATGAAAATGCACCATGTTGGTGAGGAATGATGCTTGTTATTGAGAATCAATTTCATTTACATCTATTTTCACTGGATTCCCGTTCATTTCATCGTCTAGTCTCAATGTGACCCGCATCGTGGGCGGCTCAGTTGCATCTGTGTCTATTACAGTGGCAACCTGATTGCTCAAAAGTTTGCCGTCCACTGCGATGCCGTAGCCGATGAATCTACTGCCGTGGTAAAGGTGAGCCAGCTGTGTCTTGCTTTGCATCATGAGTTTCTCTCTCCTGCGGTCTTCGTTCTGTGGCAAGGCCAGCACAGCGCCTGCAGGTTCTCATCAGCATCCGTTCCGCCCTGAGCTTTCGGGATGATGTGGTCAACTGTGGTTGCTGCTGTCGCCCTGCCGATCTGCAGGCACAGCTGGCACAGGTGTTTGTCTCGGGCAAGGATGCGAGGCCGGATGACATCCCACGTGCTGCCATAGCCTCGCTGGTGTCGGTTCCTGCCCTGCTGATGCTGTTCCCATCCGGTATTGCGATGGGCTTCACAGTAGCCCGAACGATCGGTGGTCGTGGCCGCGCAGCCACGCTTACGGCATGCGCGGGGAATTGCTTTAGGCATTGATAACTCTAGGCAGGTGATGCCCGGTCAGGGCGGGTTACTTAGTGGCTTGGGTAGTGATCTCGCTTAACACGGTGATCGCTTCCACTGATTCCTGCACTGCTTTGGCAGCACGGGCCACGTAGTCGGTTTCAGAGAAGGTGCGGTTGAACTGGTTGATGAACAGGCGGTGCTTAAACGCGTCGTTCTGGATAAAGGCCACAGCCACTTTAGCCGCGGCGGTGTCGTAGTTCAGCGTCTGCAACAGCTCCAGCTGGTTGCTCTGCTCGGTGGTGATCGTGTTTTCTGCCATTTTTACCTCTAAGTTTTAAGATTGATAAATTACTTATCCGTGGCAACAGATAGATGCAGCAAAAATGCAATATATCTTCTGTTTACTTTTCGAAATCACAATGTAGATTGTTCAATGCCACTTAACAATTAATGAGGACTTTGAATGGGCTACACACAAGCGGAAAAACTACAAATCCTACTTCTTTGCGATATTCATGAAGCTCTTGGGATACAAAACAGCTATGACGCAAGCTTTATCCGTGAAGCTGTAGAATCTGAGAACCTTTGGGCTTTAGAGTGGGAATATCACTCTTTATCTACTGATAAAGAAAACCCAGATGACGTTAGGCACGTCTGCGATGTCCTCGACATGTATGACCTGTTGAAATTTACTTACGATCATCTATCTCCTGAGGATCAAGCAAGGCTAGCAGACGAGGTTACAGCTTTTTCGCCTGAATACTCTCTCACATGGCCGGGGTTCGACGGCAACAATGAAGGTAACCTGATGGGTATTGCTCGAATGTTTAAAAAAATGGGCAGATTTAACACCCAAGAACTGGGAAAAAATTCTCACCATCCAACTTATGATACTTCTGAAAGGATGTTGGAAGTTTTTCTCCCATTAAGGAGAGATTTTCACCATGCCAGAGGCCTAACATATGACGCTTTGAAAGAAACTTTACAGGCAAGAATCCACCCTGATAACAGATAATAATTGAGGGCCGTTTCATCGGCCCTCCAGTTGCCATCAAAACAATCTAATTTTATAGGTATCTTAATGAATTTTTAAGTCTCAGATCTTCAATATTTCTCACGCCAGCAAGCTGACTGTTAGCTTGTTCAATAACAGTCAGCAGCGGATCAATCCACAGCACTGCTTGGCAGTAAGTCAGGGTGCCGGCGGTAGCGGTGCCAGAACCGGCGCTGTCAGCGATGCCGGGATCGGCGTGCATTGCGCTGGCACGTAAACTGTTCGCGTACTCGAGCAACCGGCCAGCAACGCCAGCAGGCACAGCGAGAGCACAGGTCGGCTCAGTTTTGAGGATGGTGCGATATGCAATCTCTTTCTCCTGCTGCCTGCCGGTGAGCGCTACAGCGAACTGCAGCTGACTGGCGGCTATCTGATTAAATCGGTTGAACTGGAATGACTGCGTGGCGATTACGGTTCCCTGCTGTTCGTTATCGCGCTGCAGCTGCGCATTAGCGTTAACCTGTTCGCTGTACTCGCCGTGGTAGTAGACCGCCGCGCCGCCAAGCGCAATCAGCAGCAGCAAAAACACGGCCACAAGGATCAGCGTTACGTTCGTTGTCTTCATTTGTCCAGCCCCCAGCACGTCAGCTCAGCTTCCTGATCCCGGCGCTCAACCTGCCCGTAACAGCCGTTCGCCTGGCCTTTGGTCAGCCTGCAGTCACGGCCCTTGTCGTGGACCCACCAGCGCATCGCCTCACACGCACCTTTGCGATCGCCAGCGTTCAGCCGCTTATAGAACGTTGAGGGCAGGCAATTTCCGGGGCCGATGTTATACGGGCAAAAAGAAGCGATACCCGCCTTCTGCGGCTCGGTCAGTGGCACCTTGATGTTGCGCTCCACCCAGGCCAGCGCTTTGCGCTCCTCGACGTCGTTAACCTCGGCGCACTTCTCGGCAGTCAGCCGCATGCCCTTCACTACCGCTTTACCATCAACGCGGATCACCCCGCGACAGATTGTCCAGATGCCGGAACTGTCGAGATAGGCCAACAGCCGGTTGCCCTCTTTCTCGTCCAGAAACCGATCCAGAATGACGGACGCCGGCGCACCAGCGAGAATCAGCCCCAGCACTGCGGCGCTGACCTTAGCCTTCAGGTTTGCCATTACAGCCCCTTGGCCGCTTTGCGTCGGTCTTCTTTAATTTTGAAATAGAGATTCGTAAGGTAGGTCAACAGGCCGAAGCCAAGGCTACCCAGCACCCCGATAGCAGCCCACTGTGAAGGAGTGACCTGATCCATAAGTTGAAGCACCCAGAACCCTGTACTGCCAGCTGACGAGCCATAGGCCAAGCCTGTTGTTAGTTTGTCCATGCGATACATACTCTCACCCCCGGCATTGCCGTGGCGCTGTGTGCGGTTGAAAGGGAGGAATAAAAAAAGGCCGCCGAATGGCGACCTCTGCTTCTAAAACTCGCAAGTCATAGTATGACTAGAAGTGTGTGCCTCGACCAATTATCTGAGTCAGCTTATAAGGCAGGGGAAGAGCTTTTCTCTTCGAGGCATCTTCTTCAGTAGTCGGGAGATTTTCAAATAAACGCTTAGGCAAATAAAATCTCACATGCCCCTTTACGGTAGAAAACATAAGGTGCCCATCCCCATCAGGATTGGGATTGCCAAGCGCATATACCGGATATACTTTTACGTTGGAATGGCTGTCATAAAAACTGAGGTAATGAGTTGCAGTAATTTGCTCGATCATAAAAGACCCTCAAATTAGAGCACTCCTGCGCCCAAGATTGATGATGTGAAACTTCACTTGACATGGTTAAAGATTCTAAAATCCCATCATTGATGTCAAATATATCCAAAAATGGCAAACTTTGCAAGCATCATGATGGGATAAGTTATAATTTATATTACACCCTGCTGACCTGTAACCTTCTTGATTTGACGGTCAGTGTAACTCTCTTCTTGATAGCAGAGCGTCACCAGAGACTCATAGAAGGGTTTCCAGTTATACCGCCAGGTGCGGTCAGGTAACGATGGCAGGGTTTCAAAAATTACCCGGTAAACCACTGACGACTTCTGACGGCTGAAGCCACGGCCATCACAGCGCGGACACTTCTTGTAAACCGGAAGCCCCTGCAGTTCTGTTTTCTTTTTGTCGATCGTCTTACCCGTACCATTACAGCGGCAGCGATTACTGACCTGCCCTGTCCCGTTGCACTTCTTGCACAGCACCTGATCAACTACCTTAACCTCACGGAATCTTTCGAAATCAGACGGGCTTTGTTTCATGTCTTTAGCCCACTGAGGCAGCCGCATTGCATAGTGGCTTTTGGTGACCATCGACTCCTTCGAGTGGAAACCCTTACCGCAGCAATCACCACATTCGCTTTTATCTTCTGCTGACAGCGCATAGTCCTTGTAGGCGAACTCTGCGAGGACTCGCATACAGAGCGGAAACGTCTTACCTGCCGCTTTTCGAATGGTTTTTGGTGCCCGTTCTTTGGCGGATTCGGTCAACCAGGAGATAGCCGCCTGTTTGTCATGAGCGCTCACACCCGCCTTCGCCAGATAAAGCGCGAGGCCAATACCAGCACTAGCCTGTGTCATCCCCAACGCGGCCATCACATCAGTACTGCTCAGGCTGTCACTGGCCGTTGCTCTTGAGCTGTCGGAAATGTGCATTCCCTTCGGTGCGAAAAACCGTTCAATGCCGTCTAAATTCATCACTTCTCTCCCAAGTTTTCCTTACCCGTGGCAATCACACCGATAGCCAGGGCTCTGTCCAGAACGCGCAGCAGCAGCTCAGGCTGTGTGCCGTACTGCTCTTCAAACGCCCTTACGTCTGCATGAAGTTCATCGTGATGCGCCCTGCAAAGCGGTATCACGAACAGGTCATGCGCCTTTGTTGCCATACCACCCAGGCCGTAGCCGATAAGGTGGTGTGGGTCGTCTGCCTGTCTGCCACAGCACAGGCAGGGTTCTTTCTTCACCCAGCGGGTGTATTTATCGTTTACCCAGCGGCGGCGCTTCGGTCGCAGCAGGAAAGATTCAGGGGTCTCCGGGTCGACGGCCAGCTCAACTACCTGAGCGACTTTCTCAGTCAGCATCTCGGTGGCCGGCGGTTCGTGGTTGATAGCGGACTCTTTCAGAGTTCCGCGCGGTGCCGGTAACGACGGCAGTCGCAGAACGCGGCGGGACAGCGTGTCAGGCATCAGGCTGGCTACGTTATTCATTGCAGCCCACAGCGCCACCTCCGGCAGGGTGACATGGTGCCCTTCCGGCATCTGGAATGCGTTGCACATGCGGTACAGCACCCACTCAGCGGCGTTACTGTTACCCGTAGCCTCCAGTTCGGCGCTGGGCTCCTGTTCGCGCAGCAGGTTGTCACACTGGAAGCACAGGCGAACCATTCCATTACCCGCGCGCAGGGTCGTCTTACCATGGCTGTGATCGTCCGTGTTGTGCTGGCAGCCATCAGACCCCATCAGCCACCAGCTGAGCGCTTCCATACCACCGGCAGCCTCGATAACCTTCGCATCAGAGAGAAACGCCACGACGTCGGGATCGTCCAGCAGCGGCTGTGCAGCATCACGAACGCGACCAGCTGGCAGGGTCTGCATAAACTCCGGCAGCGTACTGATCAGCACACGGCCAGAATAAAACAGGGGCATGGCATCGCTGCCGGGTTTAAGCAGGACCGTTCCCAGCTGGTCCACCCGGTACGGGGTCAGGATGGCTCTCATCTGGCCCCCTTAGTGGAAACCATCATCAGGCGGATAAGCTCTGCTTTCGTGGAGGTGTAGAAATGTGGCTGTGTTTCACGCGGGTTGCCTGGGCTGGTCATGTTCTTGCCGTAGCGCAGCCCTTTTGCGGTGATCGACCAGAACTCTTTACGGCCATTTAGCGCCCTGCTGGAGTTGCTGGGGCGGGACAGGCGCTCAACGATACCCAGCTGCTGCAGGCGTCGATAAGCTTCATTGGTATTTACTGCGAATTCGCTCTCACGTAACAGCGTAGTCAGGGAGGATGTCGGGCGGCTTGAACCGTCAACAGCACCATCCGGGGCGTCTATCGCGTACTGCGGGGCGAGGTTGGGCAGGCCAACTGCGGTTTGAAGCTTCTGGCATGCACCCAGGACGGATGAATTAGACAGGTTCAGCTCTTTCCGCATAAAGCCCAGCAGTGTTACGCCCGCCTGCATCATATCGTGCGCTGAGTGGTTAGCGTGACCTGTCACGATGGCGTCAAAGGTGCGGATAACTTTCAGGTGGAAGGCGGGGCTGATCCACATGCCGTAAGCATAAACCAGCTCTTTACAGACGTAGGTGCCCTGCTGGTTGCCGCCCCGGATAACCTCGACAGGGAGCGAGTTGCTTTTTTGCAACTCGGTCACCAATTGTTCAATCTGCTCATTCCTGAGCCAGAAGGCGGGCTTGTGCCTTGTCTCTCCACCAGCAGCGCGATGTAAGTCGTTCAGGCAGTAGCGGCCTGCTTTATCCTGGCGTACAGAAACGCCGTCAATTACGAGTAACTGATTCATTGTTCTCTCCCAATTTAGTGTTCAGGAACCAGTGTCTGCAAACGACTGGAACCACTGATCAAATGCACATGCTCGGCCCTGCCATCACAACCTGACTTCCTTGTTTTATCGATGAAATTCACTGATCGTTACCTCCGCCTTACCGTGACTGGTCACGCTCCCCCACTCCACCAGCATCCGCTTTATCTGGCTGTCGTCTGCCCACACGCCCGCATGGGTCAGGCCGTCAAACAGCGCCTTCTGAAAGTTGTCCAAGTCACGTTTCGCTTTATTGGGTGGATAGAGAATTACGTGCACTTCGATGTCGTGGGTGATCGCCTGTGGGCGGCGGCGCAGCTGCTCGTACACTGCGGCTATGGCGTTTACCCGAAACTTGCGGCCACGCTCACTGATCAGCGCCCGCCCTTTGACGGAGCGCCAGTAGCCGTTAACGCTGGGCGGGAATGGCATTATTAAATTAAGCAATTCTCATCTCCATTAAAGTGGTGACTTATCTCACCTGAATCAGTAAATTCACATATCAATTAGAAAGTTAACCTTTGAGTAATTCATGAGAAAAATCTTTACCGCCATCCTCTTATTGCTGAACGCATCTGCGTTTGCTGCCACTAAAACGCCAGTTAAACTTGAAAAAATGCAGGCCGTATTCGAATGCGCAGGGCTCGCTGGCGAAGGTCACGGACTTGACTCAAATGGTGAAAATGTCAGGGACTCATTGGCACTGGCTCTTATCATTTATAAAAAAAATATCCCTGATGAAATGTTGCTTTCCTACCAGTCACATCCCGATAAACTCGCTACCGACTTCGCGCTTTTCTATCAGCAGTTTGGGGTGACAAATGCGGTAGTTCTAATATCCGAATCCCTGAAAAAAAAAGGGATCGTTGATTATGGCGACAATCACATTCGTGAAGCCCGGCACCTTTGGGACGCCAGGCGCTGCAATCTAATCATTCGTGGTTAATCCCTCCCCTGTCATTGATGGGAGCTCAGAGCTTTCCCTCCAATCAGTTGCACGCTGCTGTCACACTCGTTACCCCAGATATGCCAGCCCTCTGCCGGACGGCGGGCGAACAGCTCAATACGCGGCACATCTCCGTAAAGCTGCTCAAGCCGGTAACGGGCCTCCGCTGGCTTGGTGCTGTGCTGACTCATGCAGGAATAAATCACCTGCTTCACCGATGCACTGACGCGTTCCAGCCCTCTCCCCTTGACGGCCACCAGCACCGATTCCTGATTGCCCCGCGTGTAGTTGCCGGGGTTCATCCGCGTTTCAGCGTTCAGCATCATCAGAAGGTCGTCGAAGTCGTGGATGGTCTGCTCTTCCAGCGCGCGGTTGAAGCGCTGCTCGGCCAGCGCGTTGAACTTCACCCAGGTGAACAGGAACATCTGACGAACATCGAATCCCCACGCCGCCGCCAGTTCTTTGGTCTCCTCGTCATGAGTGCCGGTGTACCACATCGCCAGGACAGCGTTATCGGCTGACAGCTCCCACACGGGGAGCCTCTTCAGTTCAGTCAGTGACATCGTGCTGTAGTGGTTACCAGCCGCACCGCGGCTGATAGTGTTCCCGTACTGCCACGGCGGATCGGCATAAATCAGGCCGTATTTCATGCCGACGCCTCCCCAACCATTTCGCCCATAACCCGCTTAACGTCAGCACGCAGCTCACGAATGTTTGTCCAGGTGTGGTTACCGGTGCGCTCAATCAAGGACAGGAACTCGGCTACAGCGGTCCACTCAGCGCGGCTTTCTTCGTAAACCTGAGTAATGCGCTCGATGGCCGTCTGGCGATATGGCAGGTCACCCAGCTTCGCTGATACCCACTCTTCAATCTGCAGCTGATCACCAGCCTGGCTAATCAGGTTGATCGCCTTCTGTATCGTCTCGGCAGGAACCATCAGGCACTCCGGCGCTTCTACCGAGTCAGCTGCCCAGGTGTGCGCGTAACGGGATTCGCTAAACGAAAATTCGTCTTTCTCCCCGAACGCAGCTGCTGCACAGGCCCATACGGTCAGGCCGCTTTCGCTGATGATGTCGGCTTTGGTCAGCGGTAAGGCTTTTTCGGTAAGGGTGTCGTCAGTTACCGGCGCAACCGGATCGCTCTTAACACCCTTACGGTATTCCTCCAGGATAGCGTTGATTTCGTCGGCCAGCTCTTCACGTACCACCAGCGCCTTCTTGCCGTCGGCTGACAGGTCGAATTCAGCATCCACCAGCAGTTCTGCCAGGCGGCGGGATTTGACTGCGCTGAACTGCGGCATGGCTGCGGATTTGGTCAGTTTCTTTTTGCCTGACGCTTTGGCCTCGGCCAGCTTCTGCTCTGCCACCGCACCAGCTTTGGTGCCGAACTCACGGGACATGGATACTGCAGTCGTGGCCGATACCTCGTTCGCCTTCACCATCCCGATCAACTTGTCGCCGCACTCCAGCAGCTGCAGGTGTTGCTCAACGTCTGCCACTGAACGCTTAACCTTTTTGGCGATTTCAGCCTCGGTAAAGCCCTGGTTCATCAGGCGCTGGTAAGCACCGGCACGCTCCAGCGGCAGCAGCGCACGACCCTGAGAACTGGTCACCATGATCGCGATACGATCAGCCTCAGAACCTTTTGGCGCGTCTTTGCACTCAAGGCGGGGAACATCGGTACCAGCCTCGATAGCGGCCAGTGCACCGTAGTAGCGGTGGTGGCCGTCTACAATTTTGAGGCCCTTCTCAGTCACCTGGACCAGCAAAGCCGGTACTTCGTCGCCAGCGATGAAAGCATCCCGAAACTCTTTGACGTGCTCCGGGTCAATTTCACGGATGTTGTAGCCAGGCTCCACGTAGAACTCTTTAACGGCCGCATACCAGATTTTACGGGGAACAATGTCAGTGCCGGATTCTTCGCGGTTTTTGTGTACTACTGAAAGTGAAGTCATTTGCTTACCATCTCCATCGCCAAAGCTAAAAAGGTCAGTACCAGCAGAACGCACCCGAGACGGATGCCGTGGCAGATAATTTCGTCGCGCTTAAGCCGCGCCAGCAGTTTGCTTTTCACCAGCCGCTCCAGACGTCCAGCGCAGGGACGGATACCGAAGCGATCGAACTGCTGAGGTCATCCCAGCGCCGTCCGGTGGTGCAGCCGTAAGCAATGCACTGCTCCCGGCGGGCGGCGGCTTTATCGCGGGCAGCCTCGTTGCGGGTTGAGTCCATAGCCAGCAGCCAGACGCGGGCAGCGCGACGCCACAGCTGTTTTTTCTCCAGCTCCATCGCCTGCAGGGGTAGGCCAGGTACTCTTTGTTCAGGTTCGCCAGCTCGCTGCCGTCCGGAATACGGTACACAAACGGCTGGCCCTTCGGCGCATCGCGGACCACTGACTCAGCGGCGAACAGCTCGGCCATCAGCGGCTGAATCAGCCGGCGGGAGATGCCTGCACCATCGGCGATCTGACGCGACGTGCAGCCAGGGTGTTTACGGACGTACTCGATAGCCATTTCACGAATATTCATGCTGCTTTCCCTCCCGCCGTGCGCCGGGCGCACTCTTTCCAGATGCTGTTCCAGCGGCTGACCGCGAAATCTGCACGCATCCCACGAACGCCCGCTTTGCTGGCCTCGGCCTTGACGGTTAGCTCAAGCTGGCTGGGGTTTTTCAGTGGTCTGCCGCTTCCGATAAAACGGCGGTAGGCGGCGTCACGCTCGGTCACATCGACGCTGTCACCACCGATTACCTCACCACCCTCCTTGACCCACTTCCCGTTCACGCACTTCGGACGGCCAGCCTTCAGCCAGCTTTGAGCACCAGAGAGGTAGCCGGGGAACTTGGTAGGCTGGAACAGGGTTGCAGGTCGCAGATATTCGGCCATGTCCAGATCGCCTGACCACTTGGCGTTCAGGTAGTCGACGGTCAGGATTAGTTCGCCAGTCTCAAAGCCTTCGCCCAGACGGGCCCGGATATTCTCCAGCGATGATTTGCTGACCTGGTACCGTGAACCGGTAACCATGTTCAGATGAGCCAGAACCTCTTTCGCAGAGTCAGTCAAAACGACTTCGGGGTCGGCATCCGCAGGAGGCTGACAAAGAGTTTTTTTATCTGACGGGTCATGTTTTGAATTTACTAACGGATCGCCCCCAGATTCTGGCGGGTCAAACTGGTTATTTTTGCCAGATTTCGACGCGTCAGATTTTGAACCGTCGAATTCTGATGCGTCAGATTCTGAACGTTCAGATTTTGACGGGTCAGAAACTGGAGCCTGAGCGCGGGCAGCAGAATCACGCAGCTTCGCAACGTTCAGGTGGTAGACGTTTGAGGCATTACGGTTGCCGATCCGGCGCTGCTTGCGGCTCAGCCATCCAAGCTTTTCCAGTTCACCAATCGCGGTACGAACGGTGCTGATGCCCGCGCCAGTCTGACGGGAAATAGTCTCAACGCTCGGCCAGCACACGCCGTCATCGTTGCACCAGTCAGCCAGGCGCACCATCACCAGAAGCTTCGTGTCTTTGATGCCCGAGGCGGCGCAGCCGTCCCAGACGTAGGAAGATAATTTGACGCTCACGACTTACCCCGGCTCTTTGCCAGAAGGTTGAACCGTGCCCACAGGTAGATCACACCTACCCGCGGCAAAACCTTCTGGTAGTTGTTGACGCCGGTCTGTCCCGGTATCTTTGTTCCATAGACGAAACGGCCACCAGCAAGAGCCTTAACACGCAATTGCGGAATGCCGGCGTTTACGAGTAAACTGTTCATGTGTTGTCTCTCCCAAGAGTTAAACGCACCGAGAGCCACGGGCTGCAACCTGGTGGCTCTCAACTTTTCTGCTGGTCATCAATTCCACCGCATCACCCTGAACACCGTGTAACGCAGCCCACGCCAGAAAGCCTTTTGCCGTGTACTTCATCGAACTGACCACCTGACGCGCGATGTGCCGCAGCTCATGGCGATCAACAATACCGTCTTCCTCCGCGTCGATTTTTGCCTGGGCAATCTGGCCCCGCGCCGCTTCCGCACGCATCTGAATGCTGAACAGCTCAACGTTGTCCATGTCTTCCTGAACCGGGTTGCTGATAACCAACATGCCGAACTGCGCAGCGAAGTAATCAGCCAGGAACGGATAGCCCACAACGCGCTGCAGAGCGTCCATGTGCTGAATATCGAAGAAGCGAGTGCCGTTTTTCATGTGCAGGCGGTTGTTAAACTCACCGAACGACAGGCCCAGCTGATCGGCGATCTGAGTGTTGGTAAGGCTGCTTTCTCTGCAGGTCTGGATAACGAGCTTCTGTAAATCCACCATTTCCTTCTCCTTTTGGTAGTGAACTGCCTATAAGGCGGCGCTTTGCTTTTGGTAAAGTGATGCTTTGAAGTTGAGCTGCCCCGATGTCCTGAATGCTGCTTCGGCTGCCCTGCCTTTTGGAATCAATCCACCAGGGCGTTTGCGCCACTGATAGAAGGCTTCTGGAGAGATACCGAAGAACTCGGCAACCTTGCTCGGTGAACCAAAAAACCGCTCTAACTCTTCTGTTGTCATAGCTCCTCCTAAATTTTCTTAGATAATATTACCTAACCTAATTTAGGTCAAATAAAACTAAGATAATTTAGTTTTCTAAATTAGGGATAAGACGAATGGGTACGTTTGGCAGTCGATTAAAAGCGCTTCGTAAAGAGCGTCGATTCACTCAGGCTCAGTTGGGTAATGCGATTGGCGTATCTGATGTCACCGTGGGGTATTGGGAGAAGGATCAGAATGAACCGCGCGGGGTTTCACTCACCAAACTGGCCCGATATCTTGGTGTAACTGAGGGCTTCCTGATGTCTGGGAAGGAGGATAAATCGAATGTTTCACCCGTCAGTATGGGGGCAATGCAGGTTCCGATCATAAGCTGGGTGCAGGCCGGATACTGGACATCTGAGACTGACGCCATGAACCGTGAAGGGTTCACTGACTTCGTCCTTACCACCGAACCACACTCTATGGGCACGTTCGCCTTAAAGATAAAAGGTAAATCGATGGAGCCAGAGTTCAAGGAAGGCGATGTGATCGTCGTGGACCCTGACCTTTACCCTAAGCCTGGTGAGTTTGTTATCGCCAAGAACGGCAGCGATGAGGCAACCTTCAAGCGCTACCGGTCTCGCGGCACCAGTGAGAATGGAGAGGACATTTTTGAGCTAGTCCCTTTGAATGATGACTATGCAACCATCAACTCACTTACGGTAGAAGTACGCATAGTGGGCGTTGTTGTTGAGCACCGAAGGAACATGCGCGCCTAACCACCTACCTAACACATCGCCAAAAAATCAAATCTAAATTAATTTAGCTTTTACGCTTGACCAAAAAACTAAATTAACTTAGATTTTACTCATCGCACCACACTGGATGCAAAGAGAGGGTTGAGTATGTCAGATGTTCAGCAGCAGATGCATGAACCGCAGATCATCGCCAGCGATCTTACTAACGATGAGCTGTTCGGCTGGATGGGAAGCAAAGTGGCGAATATGAGGCTTTTAAAGTCAGCTATGTACGAAAAAACTGAACTGGAAAAAAGCCTCGCTCTTCTGAATGAACAGATTGAAAGCCTAACTATTGCTGCGGCGATAGAGTTTGTTGACCAAAAGCAGGATCCCACTCCAGATCCAAAATGTCATCAAATGAACGCCTGTAAGAATGAGCATTAATACCATGAAGATACTTCTTTGCATCTTCAGGAAGATTATCTAAGCGCAAGTTTTCTTGCAGGACAAACAAAGACTGTTCAAGTGATAAGGATTCAATTTCGTTGAGGGTCCAGCCATATTTTTTAAGTATAAGATGGTGAATAGTGTCTTTGTTTTTTTGAGGATTAAATATAGATGAATGATTTATACGGTGCTCCTCAAGTATGATGTCCAACGAAAACAAGAGGATTGCCCTGTTGTAAAGAAGAGCTACATCGTCATTTTCTGTTGAATCAGAAATATTTACACCCTTGACTTTAGCAATTCTCTCTTTTATTCCAATGAACAGTTTTGATAAAGGCCTAGCCATTGATTTTTCTCTTCTTGGTTGTGTGAGAACTCCAAGATACCACCGCAGCCTGAGGTGGAGAAGTAACCAGGCACTGTTTTGCGAATGCTGTGTGTAGTCTTGACGGTTGGCAGGGTTTCACCGATCCAGAGTGATTTCCATCAGGCCTTGCTAACCGTCCTTTTTACTCAGCTCACAACAGCAATGCCATTCGGGTGAAACGGGCTCATAACCCAATCTTCTCCCTCTCAAAGAGTGGCATTCCTGTTGTGGTGAATGCGCAGGCATGGTTAGGGCTGGCAATCAACCCTGACGTCGGGTGAAGTCGCTGGATAACAAACCCGTCTCGAACGGTGGCTAAACCAGCGCACGTGAACGGCGAGGAGCACCGGCTACCGCAACAATATTCGGCCCTTTGCACAGTCTGTGAATGTAGTCGCCTCATAAGCGAAGTAAGGCGGGTTAGATTCCCGCAAGGGCCACCAGAATCCAGAGTCGTGTGGCGGTTCGGCGAAGAGGCCATGATCCATATTGGACCGAAAGCTAAATGGACCCACAAAAACGGCGAGTGATGTCCAAGCTCAAGTGACGTTAAAGAGCCGAGGCCACTGCGTGAGTGTGGCACACAACAGAGAGAGCTTTGAGAGGGGTCACAGGGCCAGGGCTGATTAACCTGACCCATAGTAACAATCCAATAAGCGGTGGCGATAACCAAGCCAGGATGACCAAAACCGTTAGGGCAACGCTCAGGAATGGCCTAATCAACCACCTGAGCGCCCCGCTCAAAGCCCTCTCTGTTGTGTCGCACCCGGTGGTGATCGGGCTCCTTACCCGATGCAGGCTCAACTCCTGACGGCACATACTTCGCGGGAGAAACACGGCTGTGGCGCGTTGCAGCGCCCACCAGCCAATTTAAAACACTTCGGTTTGCTGAATTATTGCCACCTCGGCAAGGGATTCGCGCAGCCTGAAAACAGGAACAGCCATGAACCACATAATGATTGACCTCGAAACGATGGGCAATAAACCAAACGCCGCTATCGTGGCCGTGGGTGCCGTCTTCTTTGATCCGGCCACCGGTGAGATCGGTGCGCAGTATTCCTCCCCTGTCCTGCTGGCGAGTGAAACTACCCACGGCGCAGCGATGGATGCCGATACCGTTATCTGGTGGCTGCAGCAGTCCAGCGAAGCGCGCGCAGTTATCGCCTGTGCAACGAAAAGTATCCTGGTCGTTCTCCATGAGCTGAGCATCTTTGTTAACGAGCACAGCACCGCGCGGAATGTGCAGGTCTGGGGCAACGGCGCTTCATTCGATAACGTGATCCTGCGCTCCGCTTATCAGCGTATCGGGCACCCTGCTTTCTGGCCGTTCTGGTTTGACCGGGATGTGCGCACTATGGTTGAACTCGGGCGGCAGATTGGTATCGACCCCAAGCGTGATACTCCATTCACCGGCGAACGCCACGATGCATTGGCCGATGCTATCCATCAGGCGCAATACGTATCAGTTATCTGGCAGCGTCTTATTCCGGCCACCAGCGAGGCGCACCCATGAACCGCTACATCTACCACTATTGTGCCGCTCGGGGTAATTCAACTTTGTCGGGCATTGCTCAGCTGGAGTATCGGATTACCTCACAAGATGATCTGAATAGGCTGAAAAAACTGGTAAATAGCGGCCTCAATTTTAAGGTTGAGGCTATTACTTCTCTCTCCTATTTAGGGCGTGAAAACGAGGATATCAGCCATGCGTGAGCGCGGGATCATCTTCAACGCCGAAATGGTACGCGCCATTCTGGATGGGCGTAAAACTCAGACGCGGCGGATCGTTAAAGGTCAGCGCACTGGCGAAGTGTGGAGCGTTAAACCTGCCGGAGTCAAAAAGCACAATCGCCATACTCATGACTGGTGGTTGCCGACTGGCTCGTTACCTTATTCCGCGCTGCCAGCATGCCCGTTCGGCCAGCCAGGCGATCGCCTGTGGGTGCGTGAGACGTGGAGTGAAGACTTTGCGAATTATTATCCCAACGATCGCGTTTGGTATGCAGCAAATGACGACCGCCGTCGGGATATTGAAATCGTAGATGGAGTGCGCGGAATCTACAGCCCTGAAAGCGATGTGCATGTGCCTTTCCGCTGGCGCCCATCCATCCACATGCCGCGCTGGGCCAGCCGTATAACGCTGGAGATTACCGGCGTTCGGGTGGAGCGGTTATATAGCATCAGTGAACCAGACGCAGTATCTGAAGGGTTATCGCCAATTCGGTGGTATTCACATCCTACAGAAGGGGTGGTGCGAGACACAGGCGGCATGGTTGCAACCATTCGATTCAAGGAGCTGTGGAGTTCAATCTACGGCGTAGACAGCTGGCAGGCTAACCCGTGGGTGTGGGTCGTTGAGTTTAAGCGCGTGGAGGATGGGCAGCCATGAAAGATATTGACCTGAACAAACTGAAAGACCTGGCGATTAAAGCAGCCGCTGGCAGCTTCCCTGTGCCACATGCGTTTGAAGAAGACCGCAACTATTGTGAAGCGGAAATTAATTACCTGAGCTTCGCAGAAGCTGTAACCCCCGCGGCATTCCTGGCGATCGTCAACGACCTACAGGCCGAAGTAGCTGCCAAACAGCAGAACGTCGATTACCTCGCTGACCGTATTCCAGAGACGCAGCACAACGGCATGATGCAGCTATCCCACCAGCTGGAGGAAGCGCAGGCGCTGTTACGCCACACTCAGGATAAGCTGGGGAAGGCACTGCTGCGCAATAGTGAGCAGGCGGTGCAGCTGGCGCGCCGGGATGCTGCAACTGGTGAACCGATAGGTTATATCGATCCCGATTGCCTCAAGGAATATCGCGGCGTTAAATCTGGCGGGAGCTGGTCAGCAACGCCGAAAACCGGTGAGTACAACCAGACGCTGCCAATCTATCTGGCCGCTCAGCCCGCAGCGCTGCCGCCGGAGTGCTCCCTAGATGGCTTAGACCACCAAAGCAAAGACTCGGAAGACATTCGAAATCTGGCTGAGTGTGTGGGATGGAACGCCTGCCGCGACGCTGCGAAAGCGCTGGGCTGCCAGCCGATTCCGGTGGTTAAGCTGCCAGCCAGGTTTAAGCCTAAAGTCAGCAGCCTGCTTGGCAATCATGCTGCGGTTATGGCATCCAACAGCGATGGCGGGTGGGTTAATCTGAAGGGAGTGATTGAAGCACTTGACGCCTCCGGGATTAAGTGGGAGGTGGAACATGAAACATCTGACTGAGCAGTTCAGCCGGGAGCGTCTGAAGTTGATGACTGGCGATGACATTTACCCTGTAGCCACTATTGGCGAGGTTCAGGCGCTGGCCCGCATCGCGCTGGAGCTGCAGGACGCACCCGGCAAGGTCTACCAGATACGTAAGCTCGACGGCAGCGAAGAGTGGCAGCAGTGGCTTGAAGTGAGTGAGACTGAGTATTACGCCAACGTCAGCAATGAGGGCTGGGGGCGGCGAATTCTTCATTCTTCGCCGGGAGGTAGCGAGTGATCCATTATCACGGAGGCCCGATCACGCCCGATACCGCCGCGCTGAAAGCCTGGCGCGGTCGTCATGCATTTATATCTTTTGCGCACCCCGGCCAGTTGCCGCTGGCCTCCGAGTTTTGCCAGTCGTTCGCGCTGGATAATGGCGCATTCACCGTCTGGAAAGCAGCTGGAAAGAACAAAATTGACTGGTCTGATTATTACGCCTTCGTGAGACGCTGGATGAATCATCCCGGCTTTGACTTCGCCATAATCCCGGACGTGATCGACGGTGGCGAAGCGGAGAACGAGGCCTTGCTCGACGAGTGGCCGCATGGGGAATTCTTTGGTGCACCAGTCTGGCATATGAACGAAAGCGATGAGCGATTCGTCAGGCTCTGCAATGAATATCCGAGAGTGGCGATCGGGAGTTGCGGAGAGTATGACGTCCGCCGGCCATCGCTGGCGGTGTCCCGCATGAAGGACCTTATCCGGCATGTAACCGACGAATATGGGCAACCAGTCTGTAAGCTCCACGGCCTGCGGATGCTTAACCCGCTCATCTTCACCAAGTTGCCTTTAGCAAGCGCCGACAGTACTAACGTGGCGCGTAACATTGGTATAGACAGCAAATGGCGTGGCACCTATTCGCCTCAGTCGAAAGATACAAGGGCAGCGCTGCTGGTTGAGCGTATCGAAGCGCACAACAGCGCAGGCGCTCTTATCTACTGTGAACAGCGCGACAAGCTGCATGTTCAATATTCACTGGAGGTCTGAGCATGCCTAAACCACCAGCAGAACGTAAAGCTGCGCAGCGGGCGCGGCAGAACGCCACCGGCACTAAGAAGCTGGAGCTGAAACTCGACCAGCAGGAACTTGCAATGCTCAAAAGTAACTGCGCCACACGGCGGCCAGGCCGGCCCCCTTACGACATGACCGAGTATATCGCCCTGCTTATCCGCCAGGACGATGCCAGAGTCAGAAGCCGGTTCCAGATCATTCGAAAGAAACGCTGCTCGCGGTGTGGCGATCAGCTGCCAGTGAACAACTGCCCTCTTAAGGGTGAAGCGGCATGCTGGGTTATGCGCAGCGGGTACGAATTAAAGTTAACCGTGTGACATGTCACGCTAATCATTTTCAACCTGTTGCAGCAGGCTCGGGAGATAACCATGAACCAAAGTTCACATGCCCACCCAGGGGAGTCCGACATCATTTCTGATGCCGATATCGTTGTGCTGACCGGATATAAAATCCCATCAAAGCAATGTGAGTGCCTCCGTGAAGCGGGTATTTTTTTCATTACACGGCGCGATGGTCGGCCACGCACCACCTGGCATCACTTCAACGATCCACTGTCGATGAGAAAAGCCCGGACAGACGACGACATCGAACCGAACTTTGGTGCACTGGATAACTAATGCCAAGAGTAAGAGCGAACAAAGAAGACTTGTGGATGCCACCCCGTACATATCGTGGCAGGTCAGCTTTTGAGTTTAAGCCTAGGAACGGGGGAACTATACGCCTTTGTGACATTACAAGCACACAGTCACAAGTGTGGGCGGCTTATGAGGCGCTTATCAACGACAGGCGCGACGAGGATGCTTTCGCCGGATTAACAGAGCGTTTTTTCTCTTCTGCTGATTTTTTCGAGTTGTCTGTAGAAACGCAAAAAGACTACAGGAAGTATTCAATCAAGGTCCTGTCCGTGTTTGGACAACTTCCACCAGATAAAATACGACCTGAGCATATCCGTAAGTACATGGATAAGCGCGGGCTGAAAAGTCGCACTCAGGCTAACAGGGAGAAGGCTTTCATATCGAGGGTCTTTCGGTGGGGTTATGAGCGCGGAATGGTCAAAGGCAACCCAACGAAGGGGGTTAAACAGTTTAAGGAAGTGGCGAGAGACAGGTACATCACCAATGCCGAGTATGCAGCTCTCTACAGCGTTTCACCGGCGATCGTTCAGGTAGCTATGGAATTGGCTTACCTGTGCTGTGCCAGGCAAGCGGATGTGCTGGAGATGAAAAAAGGCCAGCTGATCGAGGAAGGGATTCTGATTAAGCAAAGCAAGACTAGCGTGGCCCAGATTAAAGCCTGGAGCCCACGGCTTGAAGCCGCGATTAAGGCCGGTGCGGGGCTTCCCCTGAAAAAGGGAATGAGCAGCCTGTATGTGATCCATCAACCTTCTGGCAGTAAATATACGCGCGATGGATTTAACAGCCGTTGGTTGAAAGCGAAACAGGATGCCAAAGCAGCGTTCCCGGACGTTGATTTTGATTTCACCTTTCATGACCTGAAGGCTAAAGGCATATCAGACTTATCAGGCACGCTGTATGAAAAACAAGCCATTTCGGGACACAAAAATGTTGAGCAAACGGCACGCTACGACAGGAAGATCGCGGTGGTTCCAGTGGTTGGAGGGCAGAAAATTTAA